AAGTGTTGGACGTAGTGCCACATTAAAGGCGGCTTCGCCACCTTCACCTAGTGCAGCCTCGTCAAATATAATTAAATCATACGATCGACCAACAGTTGAATCAACGGTACTAAGACTGCCCATACGAATAGTACTTCCATTGGACAATTCAATGATTTTATCTTTGAGGTTATCGCGCGCAACTTCGAGGTCGAAGTGCTTGATGAGTTTACGTTGGAGTTCAAATGATATGCTGGAGAGGTTATAGTTAGGTGAAATGATTAGTACATTTGATCCAGGCACTAGTGTTACTAGTTGACCGATAATATTGGCTATGTAGGTTTTACCTAAACGACGAGCTAGTGCGGCGCAGATAAACCTGTACTTGGGATCGTTGACTGCGTTGATTAAAGCAACCTGTGGGCGGTTGATTGTATCCCATACATTAAGCAGCTTGAGATAGTTTGTGATGGGTAGCTTAATAAACCGCTGTTGAGGGTCGAATTCTTGTACAGTGTCTACGTTAACATCGGGTCGGGAGACTATGAGCATGTTCTGGTACGGGTAATTGTTCCGTCTGGGTTTTGGGTTTCCAACCAAGGCGTACAAACTTGAGGTTGTTGTACAATAACTGGCTGTTGAATAATAACTGGTTGCTGTTGCTGTTGCTGTTTTGCAAGTTCATAACCAATTAAACCTCCAACAACTGGTACTGTCCACCATCCAAATCCAGGCCCACGGTAAATAACTCCGCCTCGATAAGGCCCGTGGTAATGTTGTGCTTGTACTAAAAAGGGTATTAGTGCAAAGATTAAAAGAAGCTTTTTCATACGCCTTCTCCAGTTATTAAACGTTGTACTAGTTGCGAATACTTGCTGCCGTCTAGTGCGTCATTGATTTGAACGTTAACTTGCTTTTGCGGTCCAGTGGCTTGTTGCGCTTTGGCTAGCTGAATCTCGCGATCCATTAAGTCCATGGACATTTTGTGTGACATTTGTAGCAATTCAGCAATGTCTTTGGTTGATCCAGTTTGGGATTCTTCTAGTTCTGAAAACTTTTGTTTGATTAGTGCATCCATGGCACGTCGCATTAAGAATCTGTTGTTGTATCCTGAATCAAAGAACACTGAGTCAATATATGATTTCACTTCGCGTTTAGCTAATAAGTTTGTTACCACTTCAGGGTCAAGATCCAGTTCTTGGGCGACTGCACGGGCGTCGTTAAGCTGGAGGTAGGCATTTGCTACTTCCAGTGCTTCTGGGGAGATTCTTACGGTTTCGGCAGGTAAGTGAGTTGTCATGGTGGTATCCTTTTCAACGATTATAACAGTTTAGGGGTGTTTTAGCAAGCGTAGATTTTGGCACCTTAGGGTGTTTGGAAATTTCCCTGAAATAGGCCGTGTCGGAGGGTGGGCATACTGGTGGGGGTATACGTGTCTGATAACCGCCCCCATACCCCTAGGGGTATACTTTGGAAACCAAAGTATTCATTTTGAAATGTATTAGGGTAAACACCTATGTTGTATTTTTGCACACATTTTTCAAAATGAGTACCTTTGTTTTCAAGGTTTAAAATTAGGGGTTTGACCATGCCAAAAACACGCTATAATAACTCATGTTCACTAAATCACTCACTGGAGAATTTCACATGGCAAAATCTACACGTTCACCCTTGCAACACTTCTTTGCAAAATCCCTTAAGATGGCACGTTCACGGGATAAAATGAACAATCGCACAAGTGACGATAATGTCACAATCGATTATCTTTGCGGATTATATTATGGTCAAGAGGGAAAATGCTTTCATACGGGCGAGATAATGACTGTTGAGCGTGGTTTAATTGAAGGTGCGGTTATATTTACATTATGCACAATGGATAGAATCGATAATGCTCAAGGTTATAATGTAGGTAATATTATCTTGGCTTGTGATGGCATTAATAGAATGAGATCAGATATGCCACTATTACAGTTTCGGGCATTATGCGCTCGAATCGGAATGAACGGATAGTATAATAAGGGGAAACCCTTATTATATATTTATATTAACTAGGATTATAAAATGACTAAAGACGAACTAAATAACTTTGTATTAGGTGACGTATTATATGCAAAATATAATGAGGATCAATTAATAGAATTTAAAACATTCTGTGATAAGCACGATATTAAGTTTAATACTATATCTGAATATCGTGCCGCATTATCACAATATTATATTGGAGAATAAAATGGATTATCAAATTGTAAATGAATATATGGCTAGAAAATACTCTGCATATACTTGGGTTTTAAAACAGGGTAATAACTGTATATGGGTTATAATGAATAATATTAATATGTACTTTATTGTCAAAGATAATAAGATAATCAGAATAGATATTGATTAAGGGTTTACCCTTATAATCAGGGAGAGACCCTGATTCGGGTAGGGGTATTTGCTTTGCGAAGTAAGCACTCGCCAACATTTGCCGAAGTGAGCACTCACTTATGCGCAAAATTTGGCACAAATTTTGCGCCAGTACGGGTTCAAGAAATTTTGGGCGTGTGGGATTTCAACTGGTCGCTTGAAGCAACTGTTGCTTTTTTACCACAGAATTTTTGAAAACAAAAGTATTAAGCGCAAGGCGCCAAATTTTAGCAGAGTAGGAAAGTTTGTCAATAGGTGTTTACACCTATGTGGTATTTTTGCACACTTGAACTTTTTAGGGTTTTTCTGCTATAATAAACACATGATGAAAGGGAAGTAAAAATGAATAAATTTGCAAACAAATTAGTTAATGATATTTTATGTGCTATTTTATTTGTTGCTATAACCTTTTTGCCATTGTGGATATGGCTTGCACAAATGAAGCCGTGATGTTATAATTTAATTTTAAAGGGGAAAATTACATGACTACCAAAACTTTGAACTACACCACCGAGCAAACTGCTCGCATGGTTTCTGACTATCAAGCTGGCACTAGCGTTGACGCTATCGCTGAAGCTATGGGCAAAACTGTTCGTTCAGTTGTTGCAAAATTGAGCCGTGAGAAGGTTTATGTTGCTAAAGCATACAAAACAAAATCAGGCGAAACACCAATTAAAAAAGATGTTCACGCTGATTTTATTGGCGAGGCTTTGGGTTTGACAGAATCAGACACAGAATCACTCACTAAAGCAAATAAAATTGCACTTATGAAAATTGCTGATTTTATTAAAGCTGAGAAAAGCTAAATAAATGGGCGAAAGCCCATTTATTTTGCGCCGCTGTGAAGTAAGCACTCACTTCGCTATTAACTGGTCGCTTCAAGCGACTGTTGTTTTTTAGCCACAGTTGCACGATATTTTCTCACAACCCTTTGAGTTTATTTCTTGCACATAGTCTGTTTTTGGTGTATACTTAGCCCATACAGAGAAAAAAGGATTTATAAATGTCTAAAATTAAAAAGGTTTCAATTTATGATATGGACGGAACTATTGTTTGCAGTTTGCACAGATACCGCACAATCGTTGACGATTCGGGCGAAAAAATTGATTTAGGTTATTGGAGAGAAAATGAATATAGAGCACTTGACGATTCGCTTTTACCACTCGCAGAACAATATAAAAGAGATATCAACAATGAGAATTGTTTTGTTATTATTGCTACTGCCCGTGTTTTGCGGAATCCTGATTATGAATTTATTAATTCGATTTTGGGAAACCCTGACTACATTATTTCTCGCACTGATGGCGATAATATCTCGGGTGCTACTCTAAAAATTAATGGGTTAACTAAATTCTTTAATTTAAAACCATTTAAAGATGCGGAATTTACATTTTACGAAGATAATACAACTTATTTAAAAGCGGTTTGTGATCGCTTTAATATTCTAGGCGTATATGTACCAAGCAAGCAAGGACACTAAAATGCTAAAAATAAAAAAGATTATTAATAATAATCGTGTTGAATATCATATTATTCGCCCTAATGGGTCAATCGTAGATATTGAATATAGTTATGGCAAGGCATGGGTTAGAATGTTAGTTTATGAAAATTTGGAGAAATAAATGATTAAAACATTATCACAGATAATCTGGCATTTTATATATAATAGACCCGATAAAATTTTAGTAACTATTATCTTGCCATTATTAATGCTGGGTACTTGGGATTATAATAATAACTTGCAAGAATATAAAAAATTCATTATGGACAAATAAAATGATTAATGATCCAAAATTTCATTATAGATTTGATGGGGGTACTCGCTACCCCTATAATATCCCCACTAAAAATTGAAAACCTAGGTTTTCAGTTTTAACTGGTCGCTTAAAGCGACTGTTGCGAAAAAACCACAGGCGCCAATTTTATCACATAAAATTGGGGCACGTCAATAGGGGTAAACCCTAGGTTTGCATGATATTTTTTCACAGGGTCTGGCGTTTTTCTCATGGGGTATCTGTTGACATGGGCTAAATTATGATATAATCGGGTTCTACTAACTAAGGGCTTATATGGCTAAAAAGCAATACTTTTGTATTCTGGACACAGAAACCACTATGGGCGATACTGTCGCAGATTTTGCTATGGTTATTTGTGATCGTGAAGGTAATATTTATAATCAATGCGCTGTTTTAGTTAATGGGCACTATAATACAATGGAATTATTCCATGATAAACAAGCTAATGATATTTGGGGTTATGAGGGATTAACTAAACGCAAAATGGGTTATATTGCCATGTTGGAAAATGGTATTAGAATGATCGCTTCAGTTAATGCTATCAATAAATGGATTAATCAGGCAATCGGCAAATATAATCCCTCACTTACTGCATATAATCTCGCTTTTGATATTAATAAATGCGGTAATACTGGCATTGATTTATCAGGGTTTAATAATAAGTTTTGTTTATGGCAAGCCTCAGTTGGTAATATCTGCAAAACCAAAAAATATAAACAATTCTGCTTAGATAATCACGGTTTTAATAATGTTACTAAACATGGTAATATGACTTTCAAAACTAATGCTGAAATGGTTTGTGGTTATATTAATAATAATTTTATTATCGAGCCTCATACTGCGTTAGAAGATGCCCGAGATTTTGAATTGCCTATTTTAACTCACATAATCAAAAAACGTAATTGGCAAGATAATATTATTCCATATGATTGGAATAAGTTTCAAGTAAGAGATAATTTTAAGGCATAATCAAAATGGATAATATAGGTTGGATTGGTTCTATTCTTTTGGCATTTTGTGGATTGCCACAAGCAATAGAATCATATAAAACAAAATCCTCCGAGGGATTAACTTGGGGATTTATTTCAATGTGGTTTATTGGCGAGATATTCACAATAATATATGTATTCCCTAAAATGGATTTACCTTTATTATTTAATTACTCCGCTAATGTATTATTTTTATCAATTATTATTTATTATAAAATAAAAAGGAAATGAATACTTTGGTTTTCAAATCAAATTGAGAACCAAAGTATTACTTGTTGCAAAAAAGCAACGGTCGCTTGAAGCGACCGTTGTAAAAAAACCACAAGGGTAAACCCCTATGTTTAGGCGTTGGCAATCGTGTATAATTTGCGTATGGACAGAAAACAGCTTACAATTTTATTAAATAATCAAACACGGATTATCTGGGATAATCTGTGCGAATTATATCCCCGATTAACTAAATATAATCCTCCGATTATTAAAGTTAATGCTAGATTATATCGTACTGCTGGCAGATGCCACCAAGAGGATAATTTAGTTGAATTAGGTTATTTGTTTTTTACATATTCTCCCGATTATGCTAAAACTATGACCAATATTATCTTGCCTCATGAGATAATCCACCAAGCCGATTATAATTTGTTTGGATTATCTGAGAAATCTTGTGGTCACGGCAGAAAATGGCGTGAGATAATGATTAACTATGGATTAGAAGATAATCCATATCATTCTATGAAAGTTAAATAATGATTAATAAAATTTCTTGGATAGGCACATTATCTAGCATTATTGGTGCATTTATTGTTGCTAGTAAATTGTTTTTCTTGGGATATTGTTTCTTTATTATAGGTTCATTATCTTGGTTATTGGTTGGATATTATCGAAAAGACAAATCATTAATAGTTCTTAATGGTACTTTCTTTTTAGCTAATATTCTTGGTTTGTTTAATTCATTTTGAAAGGTATATAATGAAAACGATTAACTACACCCCTGAGCAAACAGCTCAGATTATCTCCGATTATCAAAACGGAGTATCGGTCGAGAATATCGCAGATAATCTCGGTAAAACTGTGCGATCAATTGTCGCTAAACTTTCTCGTGAAAAAGTTTATATTAAAAAAGAATATAAAACCAAAACGGGAGAATCTGCAATTAAAAAAGATATTCATGCAGATGCAATCGGGGCTATTTTACGATTACCCGAAAATGATATTGAATCATTAACTAAAGCAAATAAAAATGCTTTGAAAGTGATTTTTGAGGCATTAGCTAATTCTAAGCCTATATAATCAGATAATGGTTATAAGCCGATTATTTATAATCGGCTTTTTATTATCTCCTAGCGAAGTGAGTACTCACTTCGCCCCCAACTGGTCGCTTCAAGCGACTGCTACTTTGGTACTACTTTTTCCGCCAGCAAATTTGCTGGCGCCAGTGCGTGAGCAACGCAAGTGCAAAAACAATTACCTGCCGTGCGCCAGTGCATGAGCAACGCAAGTGCAAAATCTTAGTACACCCGCCTCAGTCTTGTCAAGTGTATTTTCAACAACGGCTAACTCAAGTGCAAAAACTTGCGTTTGATCCAAATTTCAAAAAGTTTTATAATTGTTTATCAAATCAAGAAAGGGCTCTGAGATGACAGAACATGAATTTTACGCACAAATTCAGGAAGACTACTATACGGAATTTGCTGGCGCAGAATTGTCGGAAATCTTTGTAGATACCAACACACACCCCGAATTTTTTGAATTTGACGATATTCCATTTTAGTAGTATAATTATATCTTTAACAGCGCAGAAACCAAAACAAAGGACATACGATGACTGACAAAACTGTAAATTACACACCTGAGCAAACAGCTCAACTTGTTGCCAACTACAAAGCTGGCGCAACTGTTGAAACATTGGCAACAATGTTTGGCAAGACCACTCGCTCAGTAGTGGCAAAACTCTCACGCGAAGGCGTGTACCAAGCCAAGGGCAAAACCAGTGGCGTGACTCGTGTTAAGAAATCAGAATTGGTTGACCGCATTGCCTCACTGTGCTCAGCTACACCAGAAGCTTTCGATTCACTGGAAAAAGCCAACCACGAAGTACTGGAAGCAATTCTCGTAAACTTGCAGTAATTGCTTAAGTTGAGGGTCAGAAAATTTACTCTTGATCCTCAACCCCAAATACTGTATAATAATTACTTAGACAGTCGGGAAGGGCTTAATGAATACCACAGCAATGTGGTGCCCGTCTGCAAATGATTATCACCTCAACCTCTCAACTTATCAATAGTCTGTTTTGTGAGTAGTCTGATTGCAACGAGTGTCTAATTTTTTACTTGAAGTAGTTATCCAAATAGTGTATAATTACTTATAAATTACAGAATATGGGTAAACCAAGACCAGCTCTACACGTAACTGGATAAGTTTTTAATTGCGACTGAAAGACTTAAGTTGCAGCCCTTTTATAATCCTCTGATGAGCTGATGTAATTTCAGCGAAACCCAAGACTTCACAGCACGGTCATTGAGACTTCAATACTCATAACCTGCTGTACCTTAGGGTCAGGACGAAACCCCTAGCGTGTACCACTTGCTGGTGTTAGGAAAGTAGTAGTACTAGGCAGCATGTTCCGCCTATATCCCATGCCGACTCCGCTATGAGTTAGTTAAAAACTAGAAACTGGTTTCGAGATAACATTATAAAGGAATCTCGAGGTGAAAGAACACCTTAACTAAATACAGCTATCTTCTAACCAAGAGCAGACTTTATTGACTGTAATGAGAGTATGGAATCTCTCTGGCGATTAAGTACGGTGGCAACCATACTTTCTTAATATGCACAAGACCTAGCTACGGGTGCTTAAATAATGGTGCCGACCCTAAATCGTGGCGGGTCGTAAAAATAATTGAAAAAACGATATGTTAGTCACGGATACTAAGCATACCCAACAACACTGCTTGCAGTGATTGTAGAGGTTTTACATAGCCGAAACGTGCATACTTACCTAGACAGCCTCGCGATGGACTCATCACCAAAGGTTGCGTGTAGCGACATGCTACGGTTTAGGGTCAGGTAGATTGATTATCTTAAAAATCCTGCTAGAGTTAAAAAAGATACAGTTGTTGCAACAGCAAATGCTTTCAAAAGCCCCTTCAAGATC